AAGGCAAGTAACTTATCTGATTTAGCTAATGCTGGCACTGCAAGAACGAATTTAGGATTAGGTACTGCATCAACTACTGATGCTTCTGCTTATGCGACTGCAGCTCAAGGTACAAAAGCAGATTCTGCTATTCAATCAGGTGATTTGGCAACTGTTGCAACATCAGGTAGCTATGCTGATTTAACAAATAAACCAACGCTTCTTACCATAGGAACATCATCAACGACTGCATTGGCAGGTAATACCTCTTTATTCTCTGGTAGCTATGCTGATTTAACAAATAAACCAACGCTTCTTACCATAGGAACATCATCAACGACTGCATTGGCAGGTAATACCTCTTTATTAGCTTTAGGTACATCATCTACAACAGCATTAGCTGGTGATACTGCTTTATTTTCTGGAGACTACAGTGATTTATCAAATAAACCAACACTTCTTACTTTAGGTACATCATCAACAACAGCATTAGCTGGTGATACTTCTTTATTAGCATTAGGTACATCATCAACAACAGCATTAGCTGGTGATACTGCTTTATTTTCTGGAGACTACAGTGATTTATCAAATAAACCTACATTAGGTACTGCTGCTGCAACTGCTTCAAGCGATTATGCACCTGCTGCAGGTTCTGGTGATATTGTTACAACTGGTGCACTCAGCTCTGGCTCTATTACTTCTGGCTTTGGAAACATTGATACTGGCTCAAACACTATAACCACAACAGGAGCTATTAGTGCAGGTACACTAGATACAGGCGATGTTTTAATCAAAGCAACTGCCACCGGTGGTGTCAATACAACAACAACACCAGTTTTAGAGTTATTCCAAAACGATGGCCCACAAGCTGATGACGGTGACGTATTAGCAGAAATAAAATTTACAGCTAATAACGATAATGGTTACAGTCCTGTAAAACATAAGTATGCAGGAATACACGCTGAGATTATTGATGAGTCTAATGGTACAGAAGATGGTTCTTTACACTTCACTACTGTTAAAGCAGGAGTAGAAGACAGTACCGTATTAACACTTAATGGTTCTGGTTCTACATTATTCTCTGATCTCATTGCGCCATTAACTATAAAAAGCACTACTACTGATGCTGACCTTATTATTACTAATAATACAAATTCTGCAGATGCCAGTCCTATTATTAAACTTCGTAGATCGTCAGGTGCTGAAGGTAATGCTGACGGTGATGATGTAGGTAAAATAGAGTTTTACGGTGCTAATGATCGTAGCATTACCAGTGGCGGTCCAGAAGATGTTTTATATGGAAGTATGTTCACTGAAGTTGTTGACTCTTCTGACGGTACAGAAGATGGTCAAATAAAATTCACTGCAATTAAAGCTGGTTCAGCTACTGATGTATTAACACTTAACGGTACTGAATCTACGCTCGACTCACAGCTAAACGTAAATGGCACGTTATCGGTTAATTCTACTAGTGCAGACACTGCTTATAGCCCAGAAATAGTTTTAGAAAGAGATGGCGGCGCTGCTGCTGGTGATGATGGCGATAAGTTAGGTGTCATTACATTTAAGGGTGATAACACAAGCGGCGCACAAGCCGCATATGCTCAGATTGGGGCAAGAATAGTAGACGATGGCGCGGATAATACAGATACAAAAGGTGAGATAAGAATAGCTTGCGGATATAATAATAGTGCAAGCTCCTTAGAAGACCCATCATTAAGAATAGACCATCTCGGCACTTGGATTAATGAGAATACAGTAGATGGTACGCCAGCGGGCTCAAGTTTTTATAATGTATCTCGAGGCAATACTAGCGGTATAAAATACTGGGCTGGTTCTTCATCAGGCTACGCCATAGAAGTAAAAAGCGCTACACCTACTGCCGATAGAGATATAAAATTCCCTGATGTTTCGGGGTTTGTAGTTGTTTCTGGGGTTGCGGGTGGCTCTATGAATGGTGGCGGGGGTTTAGGAACCGCGCAAACCGCTTGGTCTCCTGAACAATTCATGGCTAACGCAAATACTGACTATTATCATTACACTGACTCATCTACAGATGTAGATTTGTTAGTAGCTGTTCCTTTTGCTGGTATTGACCTCGGCGAGTTCGGTGCAAAGTACACTTTTCGTAATATAGCTGCTAACGCTAATTCTAAAATAACTATAGACTTAGACGGCTTTACCTCTGTCACTTCACAAGGGCAAACACAGTATTATGCAATCAACAAATATGACGGCTCCACACCTTCATTAATAACTAGCGCTTCAGCTAATTTAGTTATAAGCGCGGGTGGGGTTATAGAGATGTCCCCTATTTCTGCTGCTGTTTGGCATGTAACTGGAATTGGTTTTGCATAAGTAAACTATTAAACAAAGAAAAGGGGCTTTCGCCCCCTTTCTATACTACTTCACCTTCTTTGACTTCTTCGACTTTTTCAGGGTTTAAAGCAGTCCTTAATTTATCAATAAATACCGTCTCTGCAGCGTTTAATTGACCTATTTCAGTCTCTGCTTTCATCCTTTTAGTATTTATATCATTTAAGTTAAAAACCATATATTTTGCTTCATCTGATATATTATCTACATCATAATCTACGCCATCTAGTGTGAATGTTTTTGCTTGTTGCTGTGTTTCGTTTTCCATAATTTCCTCTATTTAAAAATATCTTGCCAGTTACCTGTAGTACTAGCTCGTGAGTATTCAGTTGCACGATTTTCAAAGAAATTCGCATGCTCAACTGCGTTTAACATATAATCAAGCCATTTCAAAGGGTTTTCTTTACTGCCAAAAATCTCCTTTAAACCTAGGCCCAACAATCTGCGATCTGCTATATACCTAATATACGCTTTTACTTCTTCAGGGGTTAGATCGGGTACGTCAGCACCTTCAAAACATAAATCAATAAACGCATCTTCTAGTTCTACAGTGCGCTCTGCTGCACAATAGATCTCATACTTTAAATCATCATTCCATAGCTCTGGATTCTCTTGTATGAAAGTACGGAAAAGCTTTGACATGCCTTCCACATGCAAACTTTCATCTCGAATAGACCAAGTAACGATCTGACCCATGCCTTTCATCAAGTTGTGACGAGGAAAGTTGAACAAGATAGCAAAACTACTAAATAACTGTACTCCTTCGGTAAAACCTGAGTAAATAGCCATAGTTTTAGCTATATCCATCTTAGTTTCCATGCCAAAATCGCTAAGATGCTCATGCTTATCCATCATAGCTTTGTGCTTCATAAACTCTTTATATTCTTCCTCTGGAAACCCAAGAGTTTCTAGTAATAAAGAGTATGCTTCTTGATGTACTGCTTCCATTGCAGCAAACGCACTTAGCATCATTCGTACTTCAGGCTGTTTAAATGTTGGAAGATAATGCTTTGCATATCCACAACACACATCTACATCTGCCTGTGTAAAGAAACGAAAGATTTGAGAAAGCAATACTTTATTGCCAGGACTTAATTTCTCTCTAAAGTCTTTCAAGTCATCTGCTAGGTTTACTTCATCAGGCAACCAGTGCATGTGCTGTTGTTCTTTATAATGTTCAAATGCCCAAGGGTAATTAAACGGTTTATAATATTCTCTTTCTTCTAATAAATTACTCATTCGTACACATCTCCTAGCCAGTCTTTTATATAGTCCTGACTCTTGACACCAGAAAAGCGTTTTAAAGCTTTTCCAGTGGCATCTACCAAAATTACTGTAGGTACACCACGTACCCCATATGATCGTGCTAATACTTGTTCTTGGTCCACATCCATATCTTCTACGGGGACACCAAAGTCTGTATCTTCCATGGTTTTTGATAATACTTTACAAGGTCTACACCAATCTGCGCTGAACTTTAATAATTTCATATTATCCCTCACACGCTAGACATTCATTTTCATCAATACTGTCTAGAACATACTGTCTCAAGGCTTGCTCTGACACATTATCTGCTCTTTTCACTGCCTCACTACGGAGATAGTATAAAGTTTTTACACCCTTCTTCCAAGCACTCATATGAATGGCATGTAGCTCTTGCTTTGATACATTGCCGGGAAAAAACACATTCAAAGACTGGCTCTGACATATGTACTGTTGACGATCTGCGGCATGTTGTATAACCCATTTCTGGTCTATTTCTACACCCGTTTTAAATACGTCTTTAGTATGTTGATCTAAAAAGTCTAGATGCTGCACGCTTCCGCCGCTTGTCATTATACTAGACCAAACTTCTTCTGTGTCCATTTCTATTTCTTGAAGAGCGTGTTCCAAATACTCGTTTTTAAGCAGACTAGATCCTGACTTAGTTTTTTGAGTAAATGCATTAGCGCGATAAGGCTCGATGCTAGGGCTAGTGTTACCACAAATAATACTGCTACTGGCATTAGGAGCAACGGCCAACAAATGGGCATTACGTACTCCATAACCTTTTGCGTCTGGGCATTCTCCTCTTTCTTCTGCGAGTTGTTTCGTTGCACGTACTGCCTCCGATTTTATTCTTTTAAACATTGTGTGATTTGAGCTTGCTGCCCACATACTTTCAAAGGGAATATCCTGTCTCTGTAAATAAGCATGGAAGCCCATTGCACCTAAACCGATACTTCTTTCACGTTCTGCACTTAACTTTGCTCGGTAAAGCTCATCAGGTGCGTTATCAATAAAGTAAGTTAAAACATTATCTAACATTCGTACTAAATCAGGAATGAATTGATCGTTGTCGCACCATTCGTCGTACTCTTCAAGGTTGACGCTCGACAGGCAACAAACTGCAGTACGTTCTGCACTTGTCGCAAGTGTTATCTCAGAGCATAAATTTGAGTGATGTACCTGTAGACCTAAGTCTTTCTGAAATTGGGGTAAAGCGTCCTGAACCGTATCCTTAAACATAATGTAAGGTTCCCCAGTTTCAACACGGTTTTGGATAAGTTTAACCCAAAGTGTTTTCGCTGATACAGTTTTCGTAACTTTACCACTATGAGGGTCTACTAGATCCCAGGAATCGTCGAAGCCCTCTATAAGAGTGGCTTGTTCGATTATTCTCATAAAGTCATCGCCAACCACAACACCATGATGAACATTAACAGATTTTCTATTAACATCGCCTCCAGTTGGTTTACGAACATCCAAAAACTCCTCAATCTCTGGGTGATTGACTTCCAAATAACCTGCATAACTACCTCTTCTTGTGACACCTTGTGAAAAAGCCAACATCTCTGCGTCAACTACTTTAATAAATGGAATTACTCCAGTACTCTCTGACCCCGCAGAGGTTTTAGATCCAACACTACGTACTTCACTCCAAGAACCGCCTATGCCGCCGCCAACAGAAGAAAGAAACGCATTCTCTGTATAATGACCTGTAAGACCTTGTCTGCTATCCTCTACAAAGTTTAAAAAACAGCTAATAGGTAAACCACGCTTACTACCGCCGTTGCTAAGAACTGGAGTAGAAAACATAAACCAAAGTTTACTAGCATAGTCATACAGTCTTTGTGCGTGTGCATCGTCGTCTGAAAAGGCTATAGCAGCCCTAGCAAACGCATCTTGAGGAGAAGTTTCTCCTTCTAGTAAGTATCTATCCTCTAGAGTTTTTATGCTAAACTCTGAAAGGTACTTGTCTCTATTATAATTAATCTTCATTTATTAATTTTCCTTCGATGTCGTTTATATTATCGACTCCTATTGCATCATCGCAATATGTTAGTAAATCCATCAGTTCGTAATTCTTTAGTATCTGTTCTGCGTGTAAGTTTACATTGTGTATATACTTATACGACCCTGCCAAGGGGGTAGCGTCATAAATGTCCATAGCACTACCAAACTGCTCGATTAAACCTTGAGCGCGTTTTGGGCCAACCCCTGGAATGCCTGGTACGTTATCTCCTTTATCTCCAGTTAGGCATTTAAGAGAGATATACTCTTCGATAGATACATCGTAGTGGTCTCTCCAATTGGCTTTAGTAACTTCCTTTCGTGTCACATAAGAGAATCGAGATACTGTATCACTAATAAGTAAGTCCCAATCTCGGTCACTAGATACTAGCCATACTTTATCTAGTCCATAATGCCCTTTAAACTTTACTAGGTGAGCTGCAATATCATCAGCCTCTACACCCTCGTAACGTAATACAGGATATATGTTCTCTAAAGCTGCAAGAGTTTTTTCATATTCTTGAAAGAATGCTTTAAATGCTGCCGCCTCTTCCTCTGTTTGCTCTGCGTATTTATCTTTTCGATTTTGTTTATAGCCAGGATCAAGATTCTTCCTATATGAAGAAGATCCTTGGTCTGCTGTGATTATGATCTTCTCACAGTTATATGAAGCAGCTAATGATTGTACTGTTCCTAGGTACTCTTGTACAAAATCGGTCTTTCCGTTGTGCTTCCATCTAAATGCTAAGTTTAACGCATCTACTACTAGCGTTGACCCCGCATCTTTTTCAAACTTCTTTAAAAAACTAAATGCCATTATTTGTTTCCTTCTATTTAAGGTAGAAAAACTATTTCTTAGTAATTGTCGTCTCATGGATAAAGTGTATCTCCTCCTGTGTCAGCCAATCCTCGGCTAACATAACGTAGCACCCCAGCCAACTAACATGGATATATTTAGTATGTTTAGGCAGCTCATCTACTACTACAAAGACCTTTGACCTATTATACTTAAAAAATAGCATAGGCTCTTGTTCTCCACCTTGTGCTTGCTGTACTACTTTTTTCCACCAACGAATAAGATTATTAGTCTTCTCTTGTGTAAACAGTTTATCTGTTAAAGGAGATTCTGCATAGTTTTTTACTTCTATACAATACTTATTTGCCTCTCTGGGAACATATAGATCCCCTTTTAAGTACTCTAAAGCTCCTGAGGCAGGCACCCTTTCAAACTTATGCCCCGTATGTTCTCGTAACATGTCTCGTACTAAGTATTCGCCTCTTGCACCTTTTGCTCTTGAATCTACCATTCTAATTTACTCACGCTTCCATCTTTGACTACTTCTATCTTATCTAACAGAGGGTGTGTCCATCCGTGAGATACTACATAAGTATTCAGCTCGTCCTCTTTAATAAGGAGCTCTACCATTTTTTCTCTACCTGTATCATCCAATACATTAATAACTTCGTCCAGGAAAAGTATATTAATTTTTGACTTTGAAATACTACTCATAAGTTTACGTATTGCAATAAGTGTGGCAGTATTTACTCTTGCTAACTCTCCAGAAGATAGAGCAAGAATGTCTACTATGTTGCCATTATCTGTGATTTCTACATTGAGCTTATCTTTTTGCACATTGAAGCCTAGTGTAAACCTACCGTCTGAAAGCTCCGCAAGGTAAGTGTTGGCGACTACCTCTAGCTCTACTACTAGATTTTCTATTTTGTAAGCTAGTAAACCATTAGTGCTAAAAGATTTCTTTAGTACCTCAAGGTTAGAATCTAACTGTCTGTGCTGATTTAAGGTTTTAGTTGCTTCTCCTAGTTGTGTTACGAACTCTTGGGTCTGCTCCTGTATAACCTGTATTCTAGTATTTCTTTTTGTTGTTTCAGTGTTCTGCTCTGTGAGAAGCCTAATCTCCTCTCTTTTTACTTTTAATTTAACACTAAGATCTTCTGCTTTCTGAGTTAGCTCATCTTCGTCTTGAATACGAACAGGAAGACTTCTATCTATAGACCTGAAGGTATCGGACCATTGTTTTTCTAAGTCCAAGGCTTCTTGTACTTTTTGATTTCTAAAGTTAGCACCCTCTATTATACCTTCTAGTACCTCTATTTCTATATCGCATTGGTCTCTTTGTGCGATCTCAGCAGAGATTAAGTCACGTCTAAACTCTTCATTAATAGGCTGCTCACATACATGGCAGCTACTTTCTAACTTTGTTATCTTTTCTAGAGCTTTTATTGCTTGTAGACGTTTGGCTTTTAAAACATAAAGAGCTTCTTTATGTTCTGCCACAGGGACTTTATTGCCTGGTGCTTCCTGTACTGCTTTTTGTAAATCAAGGCTTTTGAGTACATCAATTAATCCATTATTTTTTATAATTTTTTTATTATTTTCTGATATATTTCTAATTTCAGATAATAAAATACTTAATTGCTTCTCGTCTTCTTCTGTCTCAATTTCAATATTTACTATTGGAAGTATGTTGCTATCGGTCAATTTATTGTTTGTAAGCCATCGATCAATAGTCGCTATTTTAGCACAAGCTCCAGTAATTAAGGTATCTGAATCCCTTGATGCGGCTTTGAATATCTCAAATAGTTCCAGATATTCTTCTAAGTGCAATAAGTCTATTAAGAACTTTTTCCTGTTAGAATCTGTAGCTGTAAGAAACTGTAAGCTCGCATTGGTATTTTGGTATACTAGCTGGGAAAAGGTTTTAAAGTCTACTCCCATTATTTCCTGTAAGGTTTTATATGTATTAGTAGCCGTATGGCTAGAGATATCCTCTCCATTCTCTACTAACTTAACTTTGATACTACCTTTTCTATCAACAGATATAATGTACTCATTTGGTCCTTTACTGAACTCTAGTGATATACTATATCCGTCATTAACATATCTATTAGGTATGTCCGCTTTTTTGATACCTTTAGAGTTTTTGTTGTATAACACCTCCTCTATAATTAACGGAATGGAGGATTTCCCCATTCCGTTAGTACCAATGATCTGAGTTACGGTATTATCTGCGAGATTCAACTCGTTTCCACTACCGTAGCTAAAGCAGTTATCCCATTTGAGCTTTTTGAGAGTAATCATTGTAGGTTCCTATAATATCTGATATTTTTTCTTCGGGTATTTGTAGTATATACGTTAAGTACTCAGCCAATTCTTCTTCTATAGTCATATCTTTATCCATAACTAAGGTTGCTTCTGTACTTCGTTTTACTACTTTCTTATCTAGCAATGTGGAGTCTTCTACGTTTGCTAAGTCTTGCATATCTCCTTCTACTTCATATATCGTATGGTCATATGGAGTAGCTACCATTTCTTCTGTGCTGCTTACAGTTTTTCTTAGTAGCTGAGGTAGTTTGAAAGGGTACCACAACCATTCCCAGGTGTGCTCGGAAATTAGTAAGTAACCTGTTTCTACTTTATTTCTATGGAATGAAGTAGTCATTGGGCTACCTGGATACACTATATTTCTTTGCGTATTACTGTGGGAGTGCAAGTCACCTGCAAATACAACAGGAAAATCTTCAAATATATCTAGATTTACCTCTGGCTTAACATGGGGAGGTATCTCTCCTCTTACATGGGTAAATAAGGGTTGGGAAGCGTCAAAATGGTCAATAATACCTTTACGATGCAAGTCTGCATAAGGAAGTATACCAAAACCTAGATCATCATCTATGTAGGATATATCTATCACTGTTACTAAAGGGTTTATATCTTTGCTCACCTTCTTTAAGTTGGTGAAAAAAGTTTTATGCTTCTTAGTTGCTTCATGGTTACCATCATAGATTATCGTTGGTATACTCACCTTTCTAATAAACAGAAAGTACAACTCTAATTCTTCCATTGTTGGCAACCTATCAAATAGGTCGCCTCCAATGATGTGCATGTTACATTCTTTTTCCAACTCATGAACCTGTTTGAAGAATAGAGAGTATCTATTTTTCGCCCAGTCAACTGGAACATTTTTCTGCCCCAGTTTAATATGCCAATCTGCTGTAAATAGTATCATACTAACTTAAAATCCTACTTTAAATTCATCTTCTAAAGACTCGTCTACATTATCTTCGCTGCCTTTACGTACTCGGTCAAGTAATTCTTTCTGAGCATCAGGAGTAGGTCGAGCCATTACTAGATCCATTGATTTAAGCTCTTTGATAGCTGCTAACTCGTCATCTTCTAGGGCGCGAGGCTTACATTTAAGGGCTTGTAGTTGATATTCAACATTGTACGCTAAAGGGCCTGTCTTTACTCGCTTAAAGCAAACATCCCAACCTGTTGCTACATCTGTAGGATCGCCCAAGTCTTCAGCAGCAGTAATTATCTGCTCCCACAGCTTCTTTTTTAAGTTTAATACTTTAACTTGGCCATCTTTAAAGTCGATACACTGAGTAGCATATGACCAACCACACTTAAGATCTGGGTAATACTCGCGAACCCAATCTTTTTCTTTGTTAGTAAATGCTTCTTGGTCTCGGTCGAATGATAAACATTCTAGAGGTAGGTTTTTATCGTTCTCACCTTTGATCCAGTATACGTAGCGCGCAAGAATATCGCCAACTATGCGAACTTTATTATCGCCATCTACGTACTTGTAAGAGTTGTTAGAGCTTTTCTGTGCTCCGCCAGTTTGTTTGTTAAATGATAGTGCCATTGTTATCTTCTCCGTTGGGCTTCTTCATATAAAAAATGGATTTGCTCATCTTTAATATAAAGTAGTCTATTGTTTTCTATATGATTGATTAAGTTGGGAGCGTGACGTACACTCAAAGTTTTCCTACCAAAAGCAATATAATCAGACAGCTTACGCCTAGCTGCCAAAGCGATATATACTGCTACTTCTTTAGGCTCATATCTGAAAGACATCTCCAAAAGAATTCCAGGCTCTAGTAGGAAAGAGTCCCCTGAAAAGCTTACGTCTCTATACTTATAGAGAGAATCGTATTTGTTATATGGTACTTTTCTATAGTATACCATTTCTATAATCTCTAAGACGGCAACGGAACTACCCTGCGCCTCTTCGTAAATCTTTTTCCAATTAAATAAGAACATTATTATACCAAAAAATTAAGGGATTGTCAAGAACTATTTTTCTTTAAATGTATGTTATCTCGTAGCCTTCTTTCATGTAGTGACCAATTCGGTTAGATGCCTGCCTTTTAGCAGTATTACCTTTTAGTTGTATATCTACTATTACTGGTTGCACCTTACCTTCTCTCTTTCGAATGACTCGACCCACTAACTGAGTTAGGAGGGGCTCATTATTAATAGGAGTACCAAGAATAAGACAGCTAAGGACATCAACGCTAATACCCTCGCTAAAAATACTTTGAGTGCCGAATAAAATGTTCTTATTAGTATGCTTGATTTCATTTATGATCTCTTCTCTTTCCTCATGCGGTACCTCGCCCGTAACACAAACTGCTTTTTCACCTGCTAATTCGGCGCATACCTTCAAAAACTGGACACGATCGCTCACTACGAGCACTTTATGCCCTTTTGCGGCGTAGGCCGCAGCCAGCATAGCGACTGTGTGAATATATTCATCATTAGTAGACAATGCTGTTACGCGGTTTGCCCAGGGTGTCTTGTTGCCATCCATAAATCGTACCTCGGATTGTACCAAATGCACTTTTGGTTGCATATAGTTCTCTTTAGGTGGTTTATAGACTTTATTTCCAAAGTAGTCTCGAAACACAACGTGTTTACCATCTTTTCTTTGTATAGTGCCGGACAGCCCTATCTTATATCTACAGTAATTTGTATCTAAAAGTTTGGAAAAGGTAGGACTGCTAACATGGTGCATCTCATCTAGTATGATTGTACCGAACTCTTTTGCTATCTTTGGGATATTGCGGTATAAAGTCTGAGTATTCCCGATAACGATTGGAGCATCAATTTCAAACTTCCCAGAGCCTATGATGCCAGGGGTAAACCCATATACTTTTTCTACCTCTTTTGCCCACTGATTACGTAGAGGTACGGTATGAACAATAACAAGTGTTTTTAGACCAAGTTTACCCGCCATAGCTAAACCTGTAAAAGTCTTACCCCAACTGACCCAAGCGTTGACTATACAGTTGTCTTCGAGATCGTCATATACCTCTTGTTGACTTGCCCGTAAATCAAACTTAAAGTCAGGAAAGTCTGCTTTCGGAGATAAACGTTTGTCTACTATTTCATAATCATTTGGTATCAAATCCATTCTTCCGATAGGTATAGAAATTAAACCCGATCGTATTATAGACATATTCTTAATAACCTGGGGAGGGTCATTCGGATTATGAGAGGCAATAGTATATGTAAGCTCCTTATCTATCTCTAATTGTAGAGGGATAGGAACTTCCATATATATTCTGTTACTAATTACTGCTTTCATTTAAGTCCACTGGGAATAGTTCATAAATAATTTCGCCACACGCTTTGGCTAAGTCCATATGCTCTTTTTGTGTTCCGTTACCAGAGCGAATATCAATATAGTGTATCCAACTACGAAGAGAGCCACTAACATATAACCTAGACTTTGTTAACCCTTCTGGCAATAGTGCTCTTGCCTGCTCTTTTGCAATACCCAACTTAATTGCAGCTTGGTACTGTTGTTTGCACATCCACTCTACGCGGCTTTGAATACGAAACCATTCTGTTTCAATTTTTAAATCGTTTACTTCTACCGAGTTTTGACGATTCTTTTCATCCTGCATTCTGGCTTCTCGTTTCTCAAACATATCATCGAACGCCTGGTCAGGGTTTGCGTATCTCTGAGAAAACTCTTGAAAAGTAAAAGACCTATGACGAAGTAACTGTCTAGCTATATCTCTAGTAGTCTCTATTTCTAGACACACATTTACCATTTCAAGGGGAGACCAGTGTTTATGTTTTATTAAGTACTTTACCAGTTTTTCACTTGTAGCACTATTGTTTTGATTACTAGGGTTACTAACTCTAGCACAATAGGCTACAAGCTCTAAAGGGGTTTTATCCCTTGATGGAGCCGCACTATGGCTGATAATCTTAACCTTCATTTAATTGATTCCTTATTCTTTTTAATAAAACTTTCTTTGTATTAAAACGCTTATAATTATCATAGTGCTTAGCAAGGGTACGAGAGCCTAGCACACTAGAGTTATTGGTATTATCGAACAAGTCCATTATATGCTCCTCGGGATAAAAGGATATAAAGTTTATTTTCTTGTCAGTTTTAAATCTTATATAGTACAATGCATCGCCTTCTTTTATATCTAAGGCTTCTATCTTATCATCTCTAAGTTGAAAAGATAAGGATATAGACCTAGAATATTTACCCAGATTGAACTGGCCTGGGACTACCTCGCACTGGTTGCTATAAACAGAGTTAGTCATGAAAGGGTGTATAATTTCTATTTCTAAGTCATTACAGTCCGTAGTTAGATATATTAAATGTTGCAAACTAAAGGCGTATCTCTTTCTATTATTCCCTTCGAAACCGTATCCTTGGGGGCAATATGAGCCTAAGTGCTCTTGCTTTTCAGGCATCCAAAAATCCATAGTAGAGCTATGTAATATAGGGTTAATACTTACTCTAGAGTCTACTGCGAATACATTTTTGCAATGATCCCGCAGAGAGGGACAATACATAAAGCTCTCTCCTTTCCACTCTGATAACTTTACAGGTCGAGGCGGCTTTTGGTTAGCCGCCGCTGCCGTAGTGTTTAGGTCAGAAGTCCAGTACACATTTATACTATCTTTCATCTTCCACTTCCATCTTTGCAATTATGTATTTTTTGACGAAATCACTTCTTACAATGTCGTCAACCCCAAACTCTATAAAATCGAACTCTTGCATACGTTGAAGAATCCTTAGCCATCCTAGTAACTCATTGCGCTTCAAGTCACTCTGTCTAAAATCTCCGCAGAATATTATACGACAGTTCTCTCCTACTCTTGTAATTATAGAGTCTAACTCGTGGAAACTCATGTTTTGACACTCATCTACTATGATGCAGGCATTTCTTAATGTTATCCCTCGTATAAAGGAAGTAGTCATAAACTGTACTATACCTTTTTGCTTCATTATTTCATATGCATCACCTCTATCAAATAGATGGGTTGCAATATCTTTATAAGGCTCTTCGTATACCGCAGATTTCTCTTTATCCGTACCAGGAAGGAAACCAATATCCCTAGTAGGGACGGCACTTCTTATAATAATAAGGCTATCTAAGTAATTTTTCTCAATTTCGTAGTAGGCCAAGTAAGACGATATAAATGTCTTACCAGTACCCGCTAACCCATGTAAAACTAAGTTATTGTCTGACTCGAATGCAACACGTTGGTTTTCTGTTAAAGGACTAACATTTTGTAGTTTTAAGTTCAAATTCTGAACGTGTTGCTGACCTCTTTGTCGTTTTTTCACACTTTTCTCCAAGTATCTTGTCTGGTTCTCTCGGAATACTCATAGAGAGTCCAAGGAAGGCCTCCTAGTAGTAGTATTCCAGCGTAGGAAAATCCTTCCTCTGGCGGTCTAGGCACAGTGAAAGGTGGGGCGACTCCTGCCAACCAAACAAGGCAGTAGTCATCTAATAATTCTGTTTTTCTTATTTTATAGTAGCGTAAGGTACACCGTATAGTTTTTTCGTAAATAAAAGGTCTACCCTGACTATCAATGAAAGTTTTTACATTTTGCTTGAGCATGCCCTGAAAGGAGTCTATTTGACTCCTTAAAGGATATAAATCTCTAAAGGCTGTCTGCAAGCGTCTCTTGCCTAAAGTGTTGCCTTCCATGTTTCTATCATCCACAACCTGTCCATCTAAAAACAACAGGCCATCTGCAAACGACCAGTTATCGTGAGGCAGTATATACAGAGGGAAATCAAGTTTTAGCAAACTTTTATATGTTACTACCACTATCTACTAGCCATCATGTACAGACCTACATTAGCGAAAGCATAGCCAATATATGTGTACAACATAGGAAGATTATTAAACCTATAATACTGCTCCAGACCGACATACAAGTATATACCTCCAGTTAATGCAATTAATCCGCCACTCATCCTATCCACCCTAAGTTTACCATACCCGAAGCTATAATGAAGCAACACGTAATCATGTTAAACAAGACCCATATAGTACGTACTATAGCTACTTTATCTGCTCTCTTGTCATCTTCGAAAGCCTTTGTACCCATAGCTTTACACCAAATCGTCCACATATCAGAGATATAGCTTTTCATATTTGCCCATCGAATAATCGCCGCCAATCTCGAAGTCACAGCCCACAGGTGCACCCGGTATAAATATACCCCTATCTTGTTGAATGTATTTTTGAAGTTGCTCACAGTAATCCTCTATCTCATCGTCTGGAACCTCTGCCAGTATACTATCGTGTACTAGAGCAAAGATTCTGCTTTTCATTTTCTTGGCTTTGATATGTTCGTTCATATCAATGCCACCCATTAAGTTAATATCAGATGCAGCAGACTGCACCAGAAAATTAAGACCAGACCTAACGCTAGAGCTTGCGATACCATTATCTTTTGAAGCAACATTTGGTAGTCTCCGTTTGCGACCGAAATAACTATAAATAAACCCATTTTTCTTAATGAAGTCTTCGTTATTATCAATCCATGCTTTTAATTGGTGAAACTCATTGAAGTAATCGCTTATAACTTCTTGGGCTTCTTGTTTACTAAAGTATTTACCCGAATCTTTGGTAACTTGTTCACTGATTTTTGCAGGCCCTGCACCGTACATGATGCCAAACGTTACTGCTTTAGCTGCCTGGCGTTTATCGCCGTATAGCTCTGATACTTCCTCTACTGCACAAGGTAGTCTAAATACTTTGTGTGCAATGGTTGAGTGAAAGTTACCACCACTACGGAATACATCCATAAGGGCTGTATCTTTTGCTAGTACCGCTGCTACATATACCTCCGCTGTTGTTAAATCCATTGCCACTATTTGGTGGCCTGGAGCAGCTTTAATACAGCCTTTAACAGTAGGGTTGTCACGAGGTAGCTGCTGCATATTAAGTTTACCACTACTAGATAAACGACCCGATGTTGTAGTGTGTAAGTTAAATCCTGTACGTAGTCTACTATCGCGGTCAAGCTGTGGTATGATCTTATCAAGGTATGTATTCTTGATCTTACCTTTCTGTCGAATATCAATAATAAGTGCAGGTACTTGAGACTTTTGAGACAGTTCAGTTAGTACTTCGACATCTGTACTGTTTGCACCTGTGCCAGTCTTCTTGCCTGTAGGCTGTAGACCGATAAAATCGAATAAAAGTGCCCGTAATTGCATAGTACTGTTAGGATTGAACTCTTTGCCCTGAATTTTCTCGAATTCTGCAATCTTAGGGTTTTTGTACAACCCCGCTACGGCTTTATCAATATCTACTTGCATAATATCCTGAGACGCTACTAGACGCTCTTGGTCAAAAGGAACTCCATTATCTTGTACATCTGTTAAGAAGCGGCAGCCAGGAATAAGTATGTTTTCATATACAGACTTGAGTTTAGCATTGCCTAATATTTTAACAAACTTTTCATATAAAAGGAACGTACATACAGCATCTAGTGAGGCATATGTGTACATAGTATCAAACGGAATCAAATCCCACGTAAAATCTTTCTTTAACATGCCAGTTTGCTTTCTATAGCTGTCCATCCAGTCATACATTGGCTTCTCATAGTCCCCATACTTAGTGTATTTTAGAGAAAGCTCCTTTAGGCCATGACGTGAGTTCTCATCAATGATGTAGTGTAACAGCATTGTGTCTTCAAAACGTGGGAACTTGAAATTGAAATGGTACTCAAAGAATGCAATATCGAACTTAGCATTGTGAAAGATAACTCTCTTCTTTGTGAATAGCTCCTGCAGCAACTCCTCAGATTTCTCGTCTAAGCAAGTGGTGTCTATGTATACACCTTCATCTGGTCGGTAAGACAGGGATAAGCCTAGAATATGACCGTCCCTAGGGTACAGTCCTGTGGTCTCCGAATCTAGTGCAACGTAATCTAAGTCCCAATCTATAGCTTTCTGAAAGTAATCATTAGCTTCGTCTGTATCTTGAATACCGCGAGCTACAGTCTCATCAATTACTACTTCTTGTACTTCCCCGTTGATGTATGCAATGATACTATCTCTAGAAGAGTCCCACGTGCTGCGAGCTTCTGGTTTGAAAGCTAGCATGGCAGGATTAATTACGGGCAAGAACTTATCCTCTATGCATTTGCCAGAGTATTCGGTAACTGAATTGATTTTGGTAAAGTACTTTAGTGCGTCAGATCCGACTAAAATGATCCAGTCATAGGCATCGATATCAATCTCAATATCGCAGTCCTTCTTTAAGACTTTCTTTAGTGTTGGGTCTGAGCATAGCTGATACTGGTCGAATTCAAAGGCGTTATCGAACTCTTGTTTGAAGCGTGTTCTACTTGTTTTAGTTTCTACTAATGCAACTTTAGGCATATAATTTTTCTCTTAGTTTACGTACTCGTTGTTCGGTTAATGCGCCAGGGTCGGTATTGTTTAAGTGGATGTTTCTACACACCAACTCTACCTGCTCACACATTTCTTTAACTTTAGATGCTGCTTGCTGTCCGGCATCGTCACCGTCAAAGAAAATGTCTACACTGTCTATCCCTTGTATTTTTAGCATGGATAGCTTATCTGTATTTATATTCTTTGTTCCAAAACAGCAAACAGCATTATCTAAACCTTTATCGTGCAAGTTTATCATATCGTAGATACCTTCTACTAATATGATGGAACCTTGAATTGGTTTTACTACGGGAAATAATGGCATCCTTGCCCCCGCTGGAGTGATCATATATTTCGGAATTCCTTGAGCTGTATGTCTACCATTAAAGGCAACTATTCTGCCTGACATATCTCGTACAGGAAAAACGATTCGACCAATGTGATCTTTGTCTACACTGTTGAAGGCTTCGAATCGTCTGTAGGTTTCCGGTTTTATATCTCTCCAGTTTCCAATATAAGGTACCGCACTCTTGGGAAAAGACAAACCAATGCTCTCAGCGCGTTTTTCGTTTATACGCTTCTTTAAAAGTTCACGCTTTAATTGCAGTTGGTTTGCCTTTTCCCCAAAATGCGTAAACAAGTTACCTTTGTATTCGCAACTAAAACATTGGAATACTCCAGTAACTTGATCAATTCGCATACTTGGATTTCTATCATTATGCTCAGGATTGATACAACGAACCAAAAAGTCCTGACCTTTTGGTGTGTATTGTATATCTTTTTTCTCTAGTAAGTCCTGAACATTCATACTTATACGGCTACGTTTCGTTTAACTAATTCATTGCGGATTTTTTGCTGTACTTTAGGTACGGCTCTATCTAACTCTTTTAATAACTCGGCTGTAGGAGTATTTTTCATATAGAAGTGAACTACTTTAGTTTTCTTACTTTTACGATCAATAACTACCTTTTGTGACTCTTTGAACTTAATTGGCATTTTACTTTCCTATATGTTTTATGTTGTCTAGTGGGATTACTTGGTATGCACCTTTATTGTAGGCAGGAGCCAAAGTATATGATTTTGATACTTGTTGTTTGTAGGTATCGTCAGCCTTACCAGCAACTCCCATCATAGGCTGAGACGGAATATACTCTGTCTCTCTACGGTAGGGCTGTGGTTGATTTAAAGGTTTGAAAGCAGGTTGTGCTTTCTTAACTTTTCGGTGGGTCTTTCTTTTGCGACCACTGGGGCTGTAATTGATACTACCGCTGACAATCATACACTTCTCCTTAATTTTGAAAAGATATTATATCAAAATCATAAGGAAATGTCAAGAACTATTTCTATTAGATGTCGTCTATGGGTTCGTCTGAACGATTTTCAGCATCCGCTTTCTCGTTAGGCGTAAGAGTAGACTCAGGACCTATCTTCAAGGTCTCCCAGCACATTTTAGACGAAAAGGACTTCATGGATGCGGAGCGCATCTTCACACAGTTCAATGTCATACAGTTATCTTCCTGCTCCCAAGTTTCTATCGAATACGCAGCATCTGCCGCATCTAGGATGCCTTTTGCAAAACGGGCTTCGCCACTTGCATCAGTTTGGTAAGGTGAGAATACTGGTACTTCAAATTCTTGTGCCATAGCTTTCAAGGCTTTACTAACTTCGATTTGCTCCGTCCAATCATATTGACCGCCACGTGAGGGTAGACTGGAACGCTTTACTTGGTTGATATAATCGACAATCACCACACCTACATCTAGAGTTTTAACCTTCTTATCAAGTTCTGCTCTGATCTTAGATAGTGTTAGAGAGGGGTCATAAACTACATCCAGCTGTTGAGTCGGGAGGAGCTCACAGGTGGTAGTAAGTTCATGATGAAACCTATCAAAATCACGATTTTCTCTATACTCTTTCAAACGTTCCTGTCCTTTCTCAAAACGAGCTGCCCACCATGAAGCTACTTTCTCCCACTCAGGCATACTAAGATTCTTAGTGCGTAAGCGGGCAAAAGGTATCTCCGTAGCGATAGCGCAGCATCTTTGCAGAATAGATCTGCTATCCATCTCAATAGTGAAATAAACAGCAGTCTTTCCTGATTTGAATACGTTATTCGCGACATTAGAACAGATAACGGACTTACCTGCCCCTCGTTTACCACCCACTAAGATTAGATCTCGTGGGGAGAATTTGATCTCATGATCGTATTCAGTATTAAGGCCGAGGGGTAGATAATTACCAATATCTTCATCATCCTCAAACAAGGTAATACGTTGCATACTATCTTGCGGTCGTTCTAGGTCTACTTTTTCTTCGACATCTAGTACGATCTGATGGAGATGATTTACTGATTCTTCTGCATCTTCAAAAGCTACAGAATTCTCAACATAGTCCTCAAGTGAGTTCAAGATCTCTTTCTGGGCGTACTCATTCTTGAGATACTCCAAAAGCATGAAGGCATCTGCATCCACCTCAACGGCTTCAATTGCATACAACTTCTCTCGAACCCCGCTATCACGGATTTCAAACTTGAGGTCGTCAAATGTAGGCATTTTGTGATATTTTTCACAATGATGATCTATGATTCCATACAGAGAATGATACTCCGTTGGTAGATAATTCTTGCGACAGCTAGTCCAGGTCTCGAAGTCCTGTAGCTCAAGCACTTGCTTTATAAGAGCACTAGCAATATTCAATCAAAATTCTCCCGATTTGACATTCTAAAAAAGCCCCTGGAACTGGCCCAGAGGCTTAGAGTTTAACAACTACTTATTAAGCAGATGCTTTTTCTTTCTTTGAAGCACCATCGTAGTCGGCAGCAACCAAACCACGACGAGTAAGCATAGTTTTAACACCACGAGCAGTCTTGTCGATCGCTTC